ATATTAATTAATTTAATCTTGGAGGATACCTATATTTTAATAAAGAAAAAATCCAATCATTCTATTATTCATTAAAAATTTGCTACCATTCCCATAATAATTTTTAAGAATAATAATAAATGAAAAGCGAATAATAAACGGATAAGAATATTATTTTTAAATTGTCAAATAATGATAATGCGAAGCTAATTGTACAATAACATATGATAAAAATATTTTTTTATAAGTGTTTTATTACAAGACCACAATTTTTACAAACAAATTCAGCACACCACTCATCATAATAAACCTTCTTACAGTCCCTTTCATGTTTCTTGCAAGAAGGACACTCTATTTCAGTATGCTTCAGGTTTTTAAAAAGTGTAGTTGCATCCAAATAATATTATCCTCCCATATATAATTATAATAATGTCTTTTATTTTTTTTTCACAAAAAAGATAAAATTATAAAATATTTTATCCCCTTCAATATATAGGAGTGGAAAAATAGAAAAAAAAGAAATGAATTAATATCTACTCAAAACATAAATATATGGCTGAGGATAAACTTCATTTAATATTTCATAAGCAGCATTAACAATATCTATATTAATTAAATAATTTAATAAACCAAAATCATCAAAATCTAGGTTTTCATTTGCTTTAATTAAAAATTCTACCTTTGCTTCTAATACATCAGGCAATATGTGCATTGTACACTTCTCTAAACCATCATATTTTGGGATTAATTCATTATTAATATATTCGTATAATTTCTTTAAATCTTCCATGTTCTCCATTATATTTTTACTCCTATTCTTTTTAATTCTCTTTTCACAGTTCTTTCCTCCAAACCAAAATCACTCAAAGCATGCTGTGAAAGAAATGTTGTACCAGGCTCCCTTAACTCATTACTAATTAACTCCCCATCATTAATTAATTTCCTACGTTTTTGTTGATACTTTGCTTTCTGCTCACGTACCGCCCAGGTCCTACAAGCTTCCCTGCAATACCCTGTTTTGTTTTCAAATTTAATATAAATCCTGCCACAGTATTTGCATTTGCTGATGTAGAATCTTGTTTGTGGATCATTTAATGTTTTCTTCAATAACATCCTATCATCTTTCTAAATTTTTGGATAGTAGGTTTTTCTTCACTTCAAAAACAAACATGTGAAAAGGTAAAAGTTTACCCTGATATTTCACATATTCATTAATTACTTGTGATTTTTTTAATGCTTCAGTTATAGTTTCTTGTTTTAATTCTTCATTTATGCATTCAAAATTGGAGACTGTTCTACTTAAACTAATGTATACTCTTTCATATAGATTAAAGTTATTGTTTTCCACATACTCCACCACAACAAGAAACTGAATTTTCAGAAGTATTGAATTTACCATCTTCAATCATTTCAATCAACTCATTAAGAATACGAGTAACATTCATCAAAGTATTAAGATTAACACTATGAATTATAACATCAGTATACTCCATGTCTCTCAAACTACCTGTGCATTCTTTATGAATAGTAAAAGATTGTTCTTCAAATTCTCTGCTTCTTGTTTTAATAAAATATAGTAATAATTTCTCATCAATCATGCATATTTATCCTCCATGTATTTTTTAACTTCTTTCATAAAAACTCCTGATTACAATATAACCTATCTTAATCATCAAAAAAATCAGTAAGACATACCACTAAACAACAACTAATAATTACACTTACACTAAAAACTACCCAACCATCCATCATACTATATTCTCCCCCCATTATCTCCAACTTGTTATTAACTCATACTCCTCAGGAGTTAATTTCTGTTTTAACCTTATATCATGATATATACATTGTAGTTCATGTTTCAACAAATCAACATGCTTATAACCTTCAAACCAAGCATGAACATTATCCAAATCTTTAAATTTAACCTTTTCAACACTTCTCACTCTACGAATCAGATAATCATCAGTCCACTCAAAAGTACATTTTACCAGGTCCCCTTCCTTCAATCCTTTATCAGATTTTCTTATTGTAGCCCTTTTTTCCATACTCCTTAACGGTTCCATGAAATAATTTTCAAATTCTAATGTTTTCATTTTATCAACTTTGCTTCTTTTTTATCATCATCTAACACTATATTATGTTCTTTTAGGTATGATTTTCCAAATAATTCTTCAGCATGTTTACATAACAGATAAGAATCAATTACTCCTTCAGCAGATATTATTCCTTCTTTTTCTAATTTTTCAAGTATATCATTACAACTCATTTTTGGATCTCCTTTTTATTCCGGACTGGTTGTCTTTGACTTGGTTCCGCTACACCATACTTACTTAACAGATAATCCTGCTTATACATCCTCACTGTTTCAATTGCCGTGTCTATAAGTAAACTCCATTTAAAACTCTCATGCTTATCTCTTAATACCTCATGCCATACATCCTTCATGATTCCACCTTTTTTTTATATGAATTATTTCACTCCTTCAGCATAGTTTACTAATTTTAATCCTTCATTAATTACACAACCCACCAATACATCAAAAGACACTTTTTGTTGTTTGCTGATATTCTTCAGCTGATTTTTCCCAACAAAACCTAAACGTTCATGTATACGATAAACTGTATCCATTGCATTACCATATTCATCATTATCTTGTTTTTCATTTTTTAATCGCTCTTCACGTATTTTACATAATTGTGATTCCAAAACATTTATTTCATCCTGATGTATTGCAATTTTTTTTCTTAGTTCTGTTTCTTTATCATCAGACAATCCTATTGCTTTTCTCAACTGTTCTTCGACAAATTCGCTTCTGCTTTGAGGTAATTTTTCTTTTGCTTGTTCCCATATCATGGAATCAATTGTTAATGTTACTGATTTTTTCATAATGTTTGCACTCCATTTAAAAAAAATTATATGTAAACTTTAAAGTTTACATTTTCAAATTGATTCTGTTGCTGTTTACATTTGTTTACATTTGTACACATGTTCACATGTGTGGATTTCCACAGGTTCCTCGCTAGAATGTAAACCTTCAAGTTTACCCAAAAGTTGATCACGCTCCATCTCCAAAGCAATCAAATCAAGCTTCACCTCACGAATTTCCTTATCCAACTCCCTAATCTCAAACTCCAATCTCCCTTTTGATGAAAGCAACGTATTTAACCCCACTTCCACAGCAGAACGAACAGAAATATTATGCTTCTCCAAAAGCTTCTTACAACGACTAGTAACCTTAGCAGAAACAGCCTCAGGAAAATCAACACTCTTCATAAAATAATCACCTCAAAATCTTTTTACATTCTCTTATATGTTTACACTCATGTTTACGGTAGTGAAAGTCTTCACAACTACACCACCAACCATCCACATCATCATAATTCACAGTATTACTACCAGTACTGCCTGATGCTTTAAATTGTGCGAAAACTAACCTAACACAAACAGGATTATTGGAGGTTATGTTTTAGCCTCCTTCTCCTGTTTTTTAAACCATTCAAAAACTATTTTAGATTCATCTTTAGTTAAATCACCAGATTTCACCATCTTCATACGATTCTGATTAACCATTAAAGGAGTAATCTCAATTGTTTTATCCTTACTATGAATATATTCCCTAACCTTCTGTACTGGATCACCAGTTACTGATTCAGAAACTTCTTTTTTAGATGTTTCATTTACACCAGTATTATTAGTGTTTGAATCTACAATATCCTTCTCCATAATAAGAAACATGTTCATTAGTAAATACCTTTTCAAATAAGTAATATAAGCACCAGTAGATTGAATCTTATTAGTGCCTCTGTTAATTGCTTCAAGTTCAGGGAACGGTACCCTGATACTAACCTCACCTTTCTCAGGATTCCAATCTTTTAACTTTAACACACCATGCTCAGTAAAACTAAACATGATAGTTGTTTCATATTTAATAGTTAAAGGTATGATTTTTTGAAGAAGATCCTCCAACTCAAAATAATCATACTTCTGAAACTTATTCTCCCCACTCTTACTAAATGAAGTATTCATTACTTCTTCCTGTATCCTAGCTAATTTTTCATAAATACTCATACTACCTATATTATGACTTAAATCCTGAACTTCACCCATTTATAATACCCCCATCATCTAAATCATGGTATTCATCATCAATACTGTAATACTCATCATCCTGTAACTCACCAATAATCTCCAACACTTTAGATTCATCAATATTCTCTAAAGATGCCTGACTATGTGGAATGAAACCTTTTGACACCCAGTAATCATGATACTGGATTTCACCCCCACACAGTTCCTGTAAAGTATTCATAATATCACGTGTTTTCTCATAAGTACTGTCATGAAAAACAATTACAGATAAGAAAATACCATGTAAGTTTCCATGAGCAGAAATATGTCCACCCATTTTTTCAACAATTCCTAATAATTGATTGTAAAACTTGTTTTGCTGATCATAAGTAATCATACTAAACCCCCATTATAATAGGGGTCCATTTGTCCCACAATACAGAATGCAAAAATGAATAATAAAATTATTAAAATTATTCCTTTTGCAAAGATTATTTCCACTTCATACTTTTCTCTCCAGGACACTTTTTTATGAAGTCTAACTGGAGTAGGTTTATTGTTGAAGAGACTCATAATTGAGCCTCCAACACTTTATACTTAACTTCTTTTTTCATACCCTGAGTATTAAGGAAATCTTTCAATTCCCTTAATCTGCTTTGTTCTTCAACATACTCAGCATATTCAGCATATAATGTTTCGAACAATTCTCTTTGTTCAGGGTATTCCTGTGATAGAAATACGAACAGTTCATCTATTTCACAGTAATCTTTGTACTGTGACTGGTTTATACGATATAACGCATTACCAATCTTGTTTTCTGTTTCCCAAAAGTCTGGAGTGAACATTCATTTACCCCCGTAAGCTAGTTCACCTGCACGAGCAAACTCCAACATTTGCTCATCAGACAATTCATAGATTTGAAATTGCTTATATTCATCAGCCAACCTATGATCTATTTCTTCCTGGGTTTCATAATCCTCAGACAATAATATCTGTTCAAGATAATCAAACTCGACCTCATCTTCAGGTGGAGTAATCGTATACATTGAGTTGTTGTATTTGCAACTCATACGCCCACACTCCTGAATTTTTGGAGTTCTTCTTCATAGACTCTGTTTTGAGCCTGAAGCCTTTTTGCTTTTAAAAATACATGTTCAATTTCTTCCTGGGAAAGAACTCTCCCAAAAACTTCAATCTTATCCATTTTTATCACTTGTTAGGAATTTTTTCAAGTTTTGTTTCAGAACTGCCATTCTG